TCCCACGTTTCGCCGCGGGTCGTGTTGATGAAGGTGATGAGCTTCGACACATCGCCTTTGATCTTCAGCCATTCCTCGGCCAGGCTGAGCCAGGTACTCCAGGTGCTGTAGATTGCCCAGATACTGAAGCTGACCGAGCGTGGCGTGCGGATGATTTCGTTATCCGCGCCAAACCAGTCCATGCCGTCGCGGGTCCAGATACCGGTGTGCTCGCAGATCCACCGGCCCGTCTTGGACGCCTCGACCATTTCGTTGTGCCAGATGATGCAAGCCGCGTGTTCGCACACGTACCAGGCTTTCTCGGCCTCACCCAGCGCGTTCTTTTCCCACTTCAGGCCGAACTCGCAATCCTTGCCGCCCCACTTGAGCGTCTGCTCTTGCCGGCAGTGCGGGCAGTCAATGTGAAATTTGAGCAGGTACGGTGACTCTTCGACGGCCTTGGTGATCTGGCAGGAGCCGACACGTTTTGGCGTGGAGCCACGAATCGACTTCGGATAGATCGCACCGTTGAGTCGCTTGTCACCCAGCGTGATCGGCGCGCCCTCGCCTTCGACGCTTTCGTCAAAGTTCGAAAGCTCGTCGTAGATCACCTCGTCAGCGGATTTCTCACGGTAGTTGCGCGAAGCCTTGCCACCCCGAATCCAGAGGGTTCGCCGGTTGGCGAATATCTTCTGGTCCAGGGTGTTGTCGCTGTGCTTGCGGCCGAACCACGGAGCCAGGTCGCCCAGCACAGGGACGTCACGGATCATGCCGTTGACGTGGCTTTTGCTGATGTCCTCGGCATCCGGGTCGGTCGGGCTCCACATCATGACGTTGCGGCGCTTATGCTGGATCTTGTAGCCGATGTTCGCCATCAACAGCTTGGTGTATCCGATTCGCGCCGACTTGATAAAGTTGACGACGTTGATCAGGTCGTTGCCCATGCTGTTCAGGATCGCAACCTGAAACGGCTCGGTCGTCCACTTGCCCTCGTTGTAGGAGGACTCGGCGGACATGTAGAAATTTGCATCCGCCCACTCGACGGCGGTTTGCGGTGGTTCTTTGTAGAGCGCCTGGAGTCCTAGCTTGATCGACTTACGCAGATCATTCAGCCATGGACTCAACGTACTCATCTAATAATTCCGGAAGTTGCTCACCAAAGCTGGCAGCAATATTTCGAGCAAGCGCAATCTCCCGCTCCACCGACTCGATGATCCGAGGGTCAACCTCCGGGTGACGCCGAGTAACGGTCTTGCCGACGGTGTCCAGTTTCGAGCCGATCTGTGCGGCGATTTTGGCGAGTGCATACGTGGCGAATGGGACCGGCACCAGTTGCTTATCCAGCACCAGGTTCTTCTTCTCCTGGGCGATCCGCTGGGCGGCGGTCAGACCTCGACGCTCTTCGAGCAGCTTGTACTCGATCATCGGATCGACACCTTCGGTTCCCTCACCCGCCGGTTGTTGTTTCCGTTGCGAGTGGTCAACGCGGTTTTCGACCACGTTCTGCACGGTGTAGAACGCCTCTCGACCGATGCGCGCGACAGGCGCAACTCCCCATTTGTCAAAGGCTTGCGGGGAAATCCCGAGGCTCGAAGCCATCTCGGATTTGTTCAACCACCCGCGCTGTTTGGTTGTTTCGTTTTTGGCCATGATTAAACAACAACCAACCTCTGAAAAAAGGTCATACATATTTGATGGGCGGGGCCCGAATTACCCGCAAGGGGTTGGGGGCCCGGGAAGGACCCAAAGGGGGGGTACCCCCTGCCCTGATCGTCAGCCATGGGCTGTCGACAGGGCCTGATCCATCGCGCTGGCGAACTCCTTCGCTCGATTCGCCTTCACGATGTTGTCTGCGATCTTGTAGAACGGGATGATCACCCGATACCCGGGCTCGCCCTCACTGAAGATGAAGACAGGTCGAACGGCATCACCGAACGCGGACTTCTTCCTTTCCCAGATGCCCTGTGAACCATCGACATCACCAGCGAAATACCTGTCAGCGTTACCTTTGCGCTTACTGCGCTTGCTGTTCGTGGCGTTGGCCTGCACACCACTCACCGTCTCGGCCGCACTCAACCCCGACAGAATCTTCATGATCGTGCCGCGAGGTACGTTACCGAACTGATTGAGTGCAGATTCTGCCGGGATCGCGTACTGCCCAGGCTTCATGATGCCGCGGGCAATAAGCGCTTTCTCGAACCGCTTATGGGGTCGGCGGCCGCCCTTCACCGGTTGCTGAAGATACGTATCGGCGGGAACGCCTGATGTCCATGCATCCTTGAAGAATGTACGCGCCTCAGGGTTGCCCTTCTTGGCGACCTTCACATACAGGCTGTTCATGGTCGTCGCAGTTGGCCTATCCAATCGCTCCCGCATCACCGCGAGCTCGCCTTTCTTTACGAGCATGGCCAATCGTGTAGCTGTGAGCGCCAACGCAAAAGGAAGCTGTTTGCTGCCCAATGTTCGCAAGGCTTTCGAAAGCTCCTCCACGTTGGCGCGGGCGTCGATTCTGACCATGCTTCACCTCACCCGTTAGCTTTTGTGGTGGTCGTCAGGCGCACGACCTTTATGGCAGCCCAGGCAGTGTTCGCAATGAAGTGTTCGGCAGAGCCAGGCTTTAACCCGCTGCCACCAGATGACCATGAACACGTGCCGCCCCCCCGCCAATGCCAACGACACATGCAGCGTCAAGCCAGCAGTGGTCGGACCAATAAAAATGTTTTGAGTACGCGTCATAACTACGAAACCGCTGATTGCGATCGCGGAGTAGATCAGCTTCCCAACAATGCCATCCCTGACCTTTCCGCTCAGCACGCACCAAGTTGCCCACAGCGCTATCAGTCCGCAGGCGATGGAACTGATCAATTCGTAGTTCATGGTGGATTACCTCCGCCGAACCTCTGGCGGATGATCGCCCAAAGGTCCGCGGCTTTGATGGCGCGATTAATCGCTGCCAGAAGGGAGCCGCCGAAGGTACCAAGTAAGAAACCGATGCCGGCGACGATGCTCGGCTCAGTCACACCGAGGTATGCGCTGACCATGCCTGTCAGGTAAAGAGAGCAAGCCACTCCAGTGACCAGGAATATTGCCCAGGCTCGCCAATCAGTGAGGTCGTCCTTGTGCCACCAACTCGCGACGATGGCACCAATCAAGCCAGCGATAAGCCATTCAGCTTTGTCGAACAGGCGATGCAGAAGATCCATGCGCTCGACTCCGACTGCATGACAGGGTTTGAATCGGCCCCAACAGCACTCCCAGCTCGGAGCAATGGGTGTGGTGGAGCCGAAAACGAAAAAGCCCCGGCAAATGCCGAGGCTTCATGAACTGTAGAAAGCAAAAAGCCCAACTCTAGCGTCGGGCTTTGCTCGCGGAAAAACCGCAAAGTAACGAGAAATCTATAGATAGGGACCGGGGATGTCAAGGCACCAAAGGCTCCATTTTTTTGGCTCTTAGCCGTCAAGACGGATCAATTGGTTTGTCAGGCCCAGTAGCATTTTCTTTACGCTTTTTTTCAATATCCAGGCGTAACATTTCTACCTCCAGTCTCTTTTTTTCAAGCTCTACATTGGCACTTTTTCCCTCCCGCCACTCTTTTCTCCACGCAAAGGCGGTGGTGATAAAAAAACCGATCAGCGAAGTGGCGGAGGTACCTAAAGACACCATAGATACGAGAGTCATTAATTCGGTTGCGGTACTGACCTCGGTTTTCGGTGTATCTGTACCCTGAAACCCAAGATCTAGACCGCCACTGGGACCATCGTAAAAAAAAATTAAGTAGACGAAAGCAAGTGAAAATACCGCTAAGGATATCTTGAGTATTTTCGCGAAAATCGCCTGGTACTTTTCAATACTTATAGGATAATTTTTCATATTTTCGACCAAATCTCATGAATGGGATCGCCCCCGAAAGATCGGATAGTTCAGTCGTCAAGATCGCTTCTAGTGGGCGGCCTAGTCCCAACTCGAATAACTCTTGGAATTGTAGTGAAATCGCACATTCCCGTATGGCGTATTCAGCGAACTGAATCCACCTAAGCCGCCTCTCGTCGGATGTCTAATGCCCCATCTATCCAGGCGACTCCAGCCTTCCAAAGTTGTCGGGTCTTCTCTTCACCGAAGCCGAGCTTTTTGCCAACGTCCACCAGGGCCTTGTCTCGGGCGGTGTAGTACTTCATCAGCACGCTCCCACATTCCGGGTAGCGCTTGAGCAGTCGCCCCATCAAACCGTCGATAATCAGCGCGTCGTCGTCGGTAATCATCGGTGTATGCAGGGTGTTCTCCCGGGACGCGCAGCAGGACACGCCCGAGCCCAACACCACCCAACGGCCCCAGTGCTCCAGCAGGTCCTCAGCGGTACGCTCGATAAAATTCTTCGTTCTCGCCACGATTCAATCCCCCTTGAAAGACGAGCGGCCGGCGCCGCGACTGTTGTTCTGCTGGTATTGGTCAACGGTGTCATTCGCCGCGGGTGCCAAGGCTGCGAGGTGACGCTCCCGGCGCAACAGCATGGACAACTGCACCACCAGATCCTCCACTGGCAACGGCTCCAGGGTGATCGCATGGACCTGGCCTGATGCATGGCAACCGATGCAATCGAGCTGATGGAACACGCCTTGAATGATCCCCTTCCCAGCGCATGACGGGCAGTCGGTGAGCGGGATCAGGCAACGCACAAAGGCGGGGCCGTGGGTCTTTTTATCCATTTTTAAACCTCGCCTATGGTTGATTTTTGAATGGCCTCGCAGGCCTTATGTTCTGAGGCTTCCAGCGCATTACCGGAATCTCCGAATCTAAAGCCGGTCAATCCATGAATCACGGTGAAACCCTTCTGGTCTAGATGGGCGTGCCACTGCTGCAGGGCATCGCGCTTGCGCCCCATCACGTCCGACTGGATGTACACCTTCACGTTGTGACCCATGGCATGGTTCATCAGCAGCTCACCGATCAGGTGGTCGATGCCGAGGTCTGCCCAACCGGTACGGGCAACCTTGCGCAGGTCATGGCTGGTCCACTCGCCCTGCCCCAACCGGGCAAACACGGCGCTGGCCTGGCCTTCGCTCAGGGCCTTGCCGTTGCGCGCCGGGAACAGGAACTGGCCGTCGTAGCCGCGGGTGTACTGACCGTCGCGGTACCGCATCAGCAGTGCGCACACCTGCTCGG